GCCACGTCCGGCGTGAGATCCCGGTGTAGTTTGGCCCCCGCTTTCAGGAGAGGGACGCCGGAGAGGAAAGATCCTCCCCGGTCCGTCAACATCTTCGGTGCACCATCACTGCCAATGGAAATGCCCCAATCCTGATAGGCATCCCGGCTGATAACTTTCCCATCAATTACCGTCCAGCCAACCGGCTGAAATTTGCCGTTGAACAGATAGCCGTTGATGATGTGCGTGCAGCCGGTTTTTGCCTTGATCTGCGCCAGGGACAGCTTGCCGCTATTGTGGTAGATCTGCGCCCGCTCGCAGTCAAAGATGTCAGTCATTGACTCTCACCGCGCTTTTGGCATAACCGTCCTCGTCATAGGTAACCTCGAACTTGCCGCCGGGGATCCACTGGATCTGCTTGGTGCCGGCAAGCTCGGGACGGCGGCGCATATCCACGGTGCGCTGGGCGTCCTTGGGCTCATCCTCAGTAGGAATAAAGCCCTCGGCCATCTCCTTTTCGGACCAGCCAACCTGAGGGCCGTCGGCGGTCATCGTGTAGTCCAAGTGGAAGGTTGCCCCCGCTGCCTTCAGCTCGGCGTTGATCTCGCTCAGTTTCTTGCCGTTCTTCTTGCCCTCGTTGATGATGTCCGCATACTTCTTTTCCATGATGTGTTTCTCCTTTCAAATTTACGGTTATGTTATAAACCGTTATCAACTGTTTTCGTTTTTGGGGTCATCCCCCGCAATTTTATCCCCCGCCGCATCCACAGCAGACTTGCCGGCGGCGAGGATCTTCGGCAGCCACGCAGGGACTTTAGCTCCCATATTAACTGCGTGTTCCGCCAGACTGCCCAATTCGCCAATAATGTACCAAACAATCACAAGCGGCCCGATCAGTACCGTATAATCAAAGGGCAATGTGACGCCAGGCAGATTTGCCATTATGGCGCTGATAAGCCAGTCCGCCACCAGCGCAACGCACACAATGACGATCATGCCGCCCTTGTGCCACGCCCCTTCCCGGAGCTTTGCGCTGGACCAGCGCCCCTCTTTGCTGGCCACGGCGGAGCCAACCAGCCAATCTGCCAACATCAGGCACACCCACACAATCACCAGCCAGCCGAACCAGCCCCACAGGGCGGTAAGCGTTGCAATGACGCCGGTGATCACTGTTTTGATGTGCAGCGCGGAGTTATTCTCCATGGGGCACCTCCGTTTCTTTGCCCTGGCTTTCCCAGGGCTCCACCAAAAACCATTTGTGCATAAAATCTCCCCCTTACTTTTTGGCATGGACGCAGAATTTTGATTCAAATTCGGCCCATGTCATTTTGTTGGTTTCAAAATACTGCCAGGTCAGCCCCACGCTCTCAATGTCTCCCCAGGTCACTCCGGAGATCACAAATCTGAGATGTGCCGGCTTGATCTGCTCCACTACGGAGCGCAGACCCTCCACGTCAATGTCGGCCAGTTCGTTTTTCTCTCCCAGAAATTCCAGCGAAAAGCTGTAATCCTGATTGACGATGACTCGGGCCTCGTATCCAGTGATTGCTTCGGCCAGCTGACGGACCATCTCCGCTGTTGTGTTACCGCTGGCAACCAGACTCTGCTTGATCGCTGCCCGGCGGTCAGCCTGACTCAGGCTGTGATCTGTCTCGATTCCGACCTGCTGCTCCCACAGATCCAGTCCCCAGGTCGCGGTCTCTACGAAAAACTGGTCCATCACATCTTCCAGAGCTGCCTTTGCGTCTAAGCTGGCATCCGTCAGCGTCTCAATCAGCGCTCGGCTCTGGGCGCAGGCCAGATGATAACCGGGTACCAGCTCACGCTCGGTCAGTTTATCCAATACATTCAACACCGGTACGCCCCCTTATGCCGTCACGGTGATGGTACCCACCACAGCAGCGTCCTCCGCCTTCAGCGTAATCGCCGCAGTACCGCCGTCTACGGTAAATGTGCTGTAATCGGCAACACCGGGGCACTGCAGCAGGCAGGCCAGCATGCGGCTGAACGGAATCGTGGATTCTTCGCCAAAGGGCTGCTTTTTCAGCAGCTCGTTGATGGCTGCCTCCACCTGATCTCCAACCTGCTCCGTGGTATATCCGGATGCCAAGGTGACCTTGGCCGTCACGGGAATCTCTCGCTCTGCTACGGATACCACAGTCACGGTGGCGCCGATGGGGCGCTCATCCTCAATGTGAGCTGCGCAGGCGCTCCGAATCACCTCATCAACCGGGCCACGGTTATCTCCGGCAATCACTACCTTCACCGTGCCATTTCCATTCCAGAGCGGGAGGCAGTTGGCGTAGCTGACACCGGTGGTCTCCGTTGCCCAGGTAATATAGTGATTTTTATTGCCGGATGTGATAGGCAGCGTCCGCCGGTCATGATACCGAGCGTAAAAGTCTGCATCGCTTTCCTCGTTGACGCCGCCGGCTGCAGCTGTGGAGTTAGTGACGGTCACAACGCCAGCTACATTAACGTACATAGATGTGATGTAGCCAGCCGGGAGATTGTAGTCAGAGCCAATCTCTGCCGCCTCCGCCGTGGCCTCTGCCGTCCCGCCGATGATCATGGTGTCCCCGGTTGTCAGATACTGCAAACCGCTCTCCGGAGCATAGAGTGCCGTCCCTGCGGGGATCACCGTTCCATCGGTGCCGGTAAACTTGATGGTTGCGGTCGCCTTCTTGCCGGGCGCCCGTGTCATGCCCAGCTGGGCTGCGTTCTTATCGATGTATTCCCCAGCATCCTCGTCCGGAAATGCCATGGAAAGCAGGCTGGGGAAAAGCTGATAGAGCTTATAAAGCTGATACGCTGCTACGCTGACCAGCGTGTTGGCATAGGAGCCCTCACGGTGATCGACATCCACACCTTTTACCTGCAGGTCCGCTAACATTTCTGCCTTGATGGCCTCCGGAGTCAGACCGTCATAGGGTGATGTCACAGCCATCAATACTCACCTCCCCGTAAATAGTCGTCAATTTGAATCTTAGTGTCAGAGTGGAATCCGCAAATTCCGCACTGACTTGGGTCACGTCTGTGATATACGGATTGACCAGCAGCGTTTCCCGGATGATCCGGATTGCTTCTGCCTGCCGGACTTCCTCTGTGTATGGCTTGCCCCGGAGTGTTGAAAAGTCCGGCCCATAATCGCTGCTGAAAACATCATGGGCGAAGCGCTCCGTATGCAGCGCGTTCCACGCCCATACCAGCACCGCACGGGCGCCGGTGACCATAACAGGGTTCCCACCCCGCCAGACCGGTTCATTGGTCTGGAAGTTCCAATCAGTCTCCCGGTACAGCGGCAAACTGGCCGCTGCCGCGATTACGCCGTCATCTGGGCGATCAATCAGCGGAAACAGGCTCATCCGGCCGCACCATCCTCTCTACAACACAATAGGTCTGCCCATCCTCCGTCCGGATCAGCAGCACCGTTTCTCCGATTTTGAGCCAGTCCAGCGCTGGTGCTGCCGGTGGATCCTTTTCTGCCCAGCTGGGCACACCAGGTAACTTCTCTGACGGCCGGATCACCGTCACTTTACCCGTAGTCTGGTTATAGCTGCCCTCCAAAACACGGTATGGCAACGTGGAGACCACCGGCCAATCAGCCTTTGTCAGATGTGCAGGAACCAGAAGATCTTCCTTATCCAGATCCATGCCGTCTGCCCGGATCACCAGCGGGGAAGTGGAGATCACCTTGCCGATGGCATATGCGGGCACATACTGCCCCCGGGCCTCTTTACGGATATGCTGGTTGATCCCCACGAACGGGTCTCTTGCATCATGTTCGCTCATAGATCCTCACTTCCCGCGCTGGCAGTCGCCATCACATTTCGACAATTCAGCGTCAGCTTGGCGTAGTAGTTGCCCCGCTTCCACGTGTGGACGTCCGCGTCGATCCAGAACACGCCGGACAGCCCGGTTTTCGCCTCTCGTACCACCACGGTTTCCCCGGTGATAAGGCTGTGGTCACCCAGAACATTGACGGTTACGGTCCGCTGGAATCTGCCGTCCTCCAGCGCCTTCTTAGCCGTTGCGTCAGCGTCGGCAGCACCGTTTTCTCGCTGGGTGATGTGGGATTCCATCACTCCGTAGAGCTTCTGGGCGCTGGCGTCACCGTAGCGCCGGATGAAGTTTCCGCTGGAATCGTAGATAGCCACGCTGTTGACCATCTTGCTGGCATCCTCTTTGGTGGTGGCGTCCATCAGGTTGGAGGACGCCTTCAGCACCAGGCTGGAGCTGTTGGCGCTTCGCTCCTTCACCAGCAGGCCATCCGGTGTGTAGCGGATGGCGTAGGACTTGCCGTTTTTCTCGCTGGCAAGGGTCCACGCCGTAGTGATGAGCTGACTCAACCGGACGGCTGCGAACTTCCGCCGCAGCGGAATTCCTGTTGACGGCAGTGACGCCACAGGAATCCCCCGGTCAGCGCAGGCCGTCCTGGTGATGGCCTCCGCCGGGGCACCGGTGAACTTATAAGTACCGTCATTGCGCTGCAGGTAATAGCCATAGTCATAAGCCGTGCAGGACAGGGTGCTGTCCTCCGAGCCTAACGTCCGCAGCAGGATCACGCCGATGAACAGCTTTTTCTCTCCGTCTGCCATGGTCAGAAGATCTCCCACCTCCGGCACCGGAAGGCTGCTGCCTTCGATATACGCGAAATCTGCCGATAGCTGCCGGGAGATTGCGGCCTTGTCTCCGCTCCACGTCCATGCGGACAGGATATTGGTAACGTCCCGCGTGGTGGAACCGTGGGTCAGATAGATGTTCACGGCGACACCCCCAGCAGCACATTCTCCGGCGGAATCTTCAGCGTCCGGCCGGGGTAGATCAGATGGGGATTTTTGATCCCGTTGTACTTAGCCAGAGCGTTGTAATACTTAGCAGTGGATCTGCCGTAGTACCTGCGGCAGATGATCGACAGGGTATCGCCCCGCACGATGGTGTAGCTCTGCGTACGGTCACTGGATGCCTCAGACGGCGCCCGGCCGCTGTTGCCGGTACCCACGTTGGGGTTTGCCACCTCCGCTGCCTCCAGATCCTCATATTCCCGGACGGCCACGGTGGCATAGCGGTCTCCGGTGCCATCCTTCTCCTGCTGGGTGACCTCCTCAATGTAGACCAGGGCATTGATCTCCGTCCCGGTGATCACCATGCGGACGGTTTTCTTATCCCGCGCCCAGGCAGTCAGATAGTCAAGATAATACTGAGGATCCGGTCTGGCCGATGCCTCCATCCAGGGATATTCCTGAGCAGGGAGGAGGAACTCGAAGCTGCCAGAGAATCGGCTCCGTCCGCCGGGGCGG